ATTCGGCGGGGGTGATCCAACCTTTCTTTACGGCCTTTTTCACGGTAGTGCTGCGCCAGATGCCAAAGTCGTAGTAGCTCTTGACGTCAGGGAATTTCTTGCTGTGTTCGTTCATGGTCACATATCCTCCAGGTCGGTATCGGTGACGAGAGCCAGATAGTCCAGCTTCGCCTTGGTGGTGGCTCTAAAAAGTTCCTCGGGGGAAAGCTCCCGCAGGACAAACCACCAGCGGTCGTCCGGGTGCGTGATCTGCACCAGTTCGGCGTGGTTCCATTCCAGGGTGTTCTCGCCGTCTGTGGCGGTGACCTTGGAGAGCTTGCCGTCGAACATCTCCGGGGTCAGCTCGGTGTCCGAGATGAAGTTGTTGCCGCTGAGGGTCAGGCCGCCGATGGCAGTGCCATCATCCAGCGTAACCGTCCATGGCTGCTTCCGTGCGTTTTCTTCCATGTTGGTGCCTTTCCGAACAGGTCATAGAAAAGCCTGCTCAATCCTTGAATTTGTTGGAGGGACATATACTTGTAGGCACTGGCGATCCAGGACTTGAAGGATTCTTCAATTTCTCTGTACACCATGCGTCCTGCATCCAGGAGGCGCTTGTAGGCTTTCAGCTTGCGGCGCTCCCTGGTGACTGCTTTAGGGTTGATCTTGCGAATGAGCCGCCCACTGGCGGTCAGGGAGTATTGGATTTGCAGGTGGCGGTAGGTGTCCGAGAGCTTGCAAATCCGGGTCTTGCGCTCGTTGATGATAAGGCCGTACTCTGCGGCGATTTTCTTTATTCCCTCGAAAGCCTGCAGCAGCTTTTCCTTGCTGCGGTGGATGATATAGGAATCATCCGTATAGCGTCCGAAGTGCCGGAAGCCGCAGACGATTTTGCAGAAGTTGTCCACCCTGTATGGATAGACAATCCCTATGTCCTGCGACTGCTGGTTTCCAATGTCCACGCCTTTGCGGAGCCACTTTTCACCTGTAAGCTGCGCTGCTGGCACACCTGCATTGAGAAGCGGGTCTACTTTTTGGCGGTACATCTCGGTAACTTCCTTGTCGCTGAATCTGGAAACGTCCATTTCAAAGCTCTGAAGGGTGTTTGCCATGATCTCTTTTGTGAGCTGGCGCTCCTGAGGGTCTATGGGTTCCCGGTCAAGGAAGCCGTTGATGGTGTCCAGGCACTTTTCGTGGGGAATGTTTGCATAATAGCCGCTATAATCCCAAAGGAGAATATAGCCCTCATTCGAGCCTGTTTCGTTGAAGTATTGGTGAAGGTGCGTTTCAAAACGCTTCCTGTGGAAGGCCACGCCTTTTCCTTTCTGGCTGGCGCTGTTGTCGTATTGGAGATATTTGTGCAAGTGCGGCGTCAAGACCTTATCACAAACAATATGGTTCACGGTTTTGTCCTGCATGGTTGCACTGGAAATATACCGGGGTTTGCCCCGCTCTTTTATGACAAACTTGCTGCCAACCGATGGGCGGTATTTTCCTTCCATCAACGTCTTTTGGAGTTTGGCCGTTTCCAAGAGCTGGTTTATTTCAAAGAGCTGAACGCTGTACTTCCAGCGGCTTCCCTTGATGGACTTGGTTCCGGCCTCAAACAAGGCATTTGCGTCATAGTAATTATTCATGTAAAAAACCACGCGATAGGCTCATCGGTCATAACCGGGGCCGTCATGATTCGTATTTGCTGCGGAGTGCCCGCAGGAGGACAGCCTTTCCTTTCGCATTGCCGCAGGCGGGCTGCACCCATTGTGTGCGGTTACGAAATCCGGGCGGACGCCGTTAACATTCGAGGCGTTGTTGTAGTTGCAATTGCCATTGTTGTTGGCGTTGGCGAAGTTCGTCGCCGAGACCACATACAAAGGCTGCCCTGTTTCTTATTCGGTTTTCTGCGCTTTCTCTGGCGGCGTGGATTCTTGTGGAGGTTCCTGTGGAGGTTCCTGCGCGAGTTCTGCCGCCAAATCGGAAAAGCGTCTTTCATCGGAGCGTCGAAGTTTCTTTATCAGGTTGGCTTCATGGTCGAGGTCAAGAACAAGACGGGTGAACTTGTTGTAATCGGATGGGAGGGTAGTTGCGGTGAACTGCAATTCCTCTTGAAGCCGATAGCAGCAGGCGATTGCCTTGTCCAGGTGCAGGCGGCGTTCCACATACTCGCCGTGAATTTTGGGGAAGATGGCGTTTGCTGCCCGCAGGTGCGAGGGAATATCGCAGGCAAGCTGAAACATACGGTCACGCTCTTTAACGATAAACCAGCCCTCGAAATTTTCTTCCAGCTTGCGTATCGTTTCGGCGGCTGCGTCTCTTTCCTCGGGATTTTGGATGTAGCCGGTCAA